TGCGAACCACCCAAGTTCACCAATTTTTTCATTTGCCTCTGACGGTGCAAGATAACACACGGTAAATACCCTCCCTGTTGCGGAACTTGTTGCGGAGGTAATTGCCTTCCTTCCAGATTCTCCAGAAGAGCAAGCCCCTCCAAGAACTTTACAGACAACATTCCCGGTACTACTGGAAGGGCCATACCCCATGTATCGTATTTTCATATCAAAGGTAGAACTTATCAACGATTTTGCCATGTAGTTAAGACCGGGATTCTGAATCTGGTTTGTATGCCTTTCTGTAACAACCCCATCTAAATTACGTATAACAACTTCAACTTCTGTCTGCCATTTAAACCCATCTGACATTTATTTCACCTCAATACTTAGCACAAAAATGTTGTAGACGATGCCAATAACGCACCATTACTCGAACACGGGAGTATGCATGTGGTTACAGCTTCGATATATGCCTCTGACCATGCTATGCCTTCTGACGTTGCGTGACTGACCACAACAATATCACCTGACACAGAACCAGCCCAAATGTCTTTTTCAAGTGTTCGTGTAAAGAATTCATCGAAAAACTTTGACCAGCCTCCCGGATCAGGCCCACGAATACAGGTCACATTATACTCAAACCGCAAATCCCTGTCATTTGCACGTACGCCTTCCACTAAAAATGATTCCGCAGTGGTAATCCCAAATGCAGGGAAATCAATATCAATAAGTTTCCCGGCCTCGATTCCGGATTCCAGTGTTTTAAACGTTAAAGTATCTACGTCTGTAGCGTATTTACTGACAACATTTTCAGCTATCGTCAGATTATCACTGTATAATGTTTCCTTTCCTTTTTGCAGGGTATCCTCTACCAGCCCCGTTCCAAGCTCAACTGCCGCCAAAGCCGATATTGCATCCTCTTCCTGTGCTACCGCAACTGTCGGATACCCTCCGTAATACACAATTTTTATATAATCTGTTGTTCCTAATGCCGTATTGGTAGCATTTTGGGAAACGATATTTGAGAATTTTTGCCAGAAGTACGAATGGGTTGTATCAACTCCCTGATATCCAACGTCCTGCGTGGATGTTCCTGCAACGGTTACGGTAGAGATTTCAGGAGTTTTCATAATCGGGAAGGGAGTTGTGTAGGTATACCGGGCACCATCCCCGTATTGCAGTTCTGTTGCCTGCATGGTAAGCTCCATCCCTCCGATAACATACATGGTATTGCGGTATTTCGGGTTATTCTCTGTTAAAATCACATCTTTCATCTGTGATGCGTTCATTGTACTACAGACTGTACATGCAGAAAGAGGCATAAAATCAAGTGTTTTATCAGGATTGATATTCCAGATATATCCTGACTGTTCTGCGAGGATATCAAAGGCATTTGATGGTTTTATATAATTAAAGACACACGTCCCAAGAGCTGCGCCTGAAGAAATTGTCCCTGCCGTTATCCCTTCATTCGATAAGGTGCCGGATATAATATCATTCACGATGTATCCAGCGGTTAATCCGTCTGTGCCTGTCGTATATTCATGCCAGTCTGTGTAAATAGGATCAGTAATCGTCCATGTCATGGTAGAGCCGTTTATAGACGTGGAGAAATTAAATGCGTCTTTACCGTGCGGAACACTCTCCCATATTGATGTGATGTAATATGTCTGGCCAACATTTACTACACTGGTAGGAACATTTCCGTAGAAGATGATTGGAGAATCCGTAGTGTAATTTGAATCCGGTGATTCAATAATAACACCCTGTTGCACAGCTCCTTCGTGGAAATAACCAGAGCTGTGATCTGCAACATAGGTATTGACTATTCTTCGTTTATCAGCGCCATAGTTCCATGAAATTCCGGATATTTCCCAGTGTACACCAGTAGAGGTAAGTGCCCGCCTGCGCAACCCGTTGATAACGCCAGACCATAACAGGTTAGTGGAATTATAAAGTTCAATGTTCTCTCCTATCAAAAAAGAATACGTTGATAATGTATCGTATACCTGAAAATTGCACGTGCCTCTCTGTCCAATCGCATTATCGAATGAAATTGAGTTTACTAACGGGTAAAAAATTTCCCCTCCAAGAATGGTATACGTTTCCTCTATCGGATACAATCCGCCTGTAAACGTAGAACCCCCGGTTGATTCTTCTTCGGTAGAACCCGTCCCGGTAGATGTTGCAGGCCCAAGAAGAGAACCGAATGTATATACACCAAAAACTATTCCACCCATTAAAATTTCACTCCTGTGCGAACACGGATTTCACCTACTAATGGAGCTGCAATTTTCTTGGCAATTACTTCCCCGTCCAGTTCTATAATGATATTAACCACCTTTTCTGAAGATGAAACATTACTAATTGAAGTACTTGATGGGACAAACAACTCCGGCCCTTGTTCACCTACGAGGTATCTGTTATCTTTCAGAACCGGCCCTCCAAATTGCATGGGTTTAAAAGTAAATCCACCCTGCGTCTTTTTCTGTGGTTTAAACCAGTCAGTAGCTGGAATCCATCCAGCTTTAAGAGCTTTTTCAGTTACGGATGGATCTATCTCATATCCTCCCTTTTCAGCTTCTATTGCAATAGCAACCGCGTCTACTGATTCATCACTGGTTTCCTTCAATGAATCTAATACTTCAGGAGATAATTGTGACCTTCTCTCTTCTTCCAGTTTTTTTACTGTGGCATCATCCCATACACCAATATTTGAACTTGTAGCCCCGCGTTCATATGGATTTTCCATACCCGGATGAAGTCTTGCAAAATCGGCTCCCTGTTGTTCAATTCCGGCTGGCCCTAACGTCTGATTTGAAAGTGATCTGATTTTATTTTCCTCTTGCATCTCCATTCGTGCCTTTTCGACATCTGGAGGCATGCCTTTACCCGGATTATTCATATACCACGCAGTATCAAACGCCTGTGCGTTGGAATCAGTATCACGGAAAAATGGATATTTCTGAACGAGCTTGGGATATCTGAATCCAAGGGTATTCAGTGCCATGTCAGTATATCGTTTCCCCTTATCAACACTCAAATCCCACATACTTCCTTTTAACGGATTCTGGATTCCCCATGGCTTACTTTCATCGATTTTTAATCTCTCTCCCCACAGGTTAGTAAATTCTGTCGGATAAATAGAAGGTACATTTCCTGAAATACCTACAGATTCATCCATCTCATAAAAGTCAGTTAATTTCCATGCACCAGTATCCGAAAAAGTAGTTTTTTCGTTGGTACGCAGGTTCTTCTTCAGAACCGTTTTTGGCGATATTCCCAAGCTTGTCAGATATTCCTCATATTTCTTCCAGTATGAAGATGCATCCTTGATATCCAGATAGTCCATGCCCTCCAGCATTTTAGCTGTCCACTCGCCAGCTTCTATGCCGCCAGCTCCGGGAGTATATATCCAGTTATTATTGTTAGAGGCAAATGGGACAATCGTGCCGTTCTCACCGGGAACAAATAACTCTGCCCCTTTTTCACCTACGACATATGGTTTGCCTTCCTCTGTAGGCCCACCTTTTGCCCGTTTCTCTATAGGAGAGAACATCCCTCCAATATCTGTTAAAGGTTCTTTCTTACCAAAAATTACGTCAGCAACTTTTGCAACAGCATCCTGCAACGTCCCAAAGAGATTGTCCTGTTTTTTCCTGTCTTTCTCCCCGTTCTCTTCAAACATCCCCTTAATATCGGTTAGTTTTTCCCTGTCTTTCACTCCTTCATCTACAAGTGTTTCATTAATATTTTCGAGGGAAGAAACCAAATCCATTTCTTGCGGGACTACTGTTCCATTTTGTGACGGGACGAACAACTCTGCCCCTTTTTCACCTACCAGATACGGTTTCCCGGTCTGTGTAGGCCCACCAGATGCTTTCGGCTCTAGCGGAGCTAACATACCGGGATGTTCTTTCTCCCATGCAGCTCTCTCCTGTGTTGTCTGGTATGTACCCGTAACCCAGTTGAAAAACCTTCCTTTGGCATCAATAAGCCCCTGATTACTTACCTGTTCCTGTGTTCCAGAACCGAACCATCCGCCACCACGTGCAGTTGTTTCTTTACCCTGTGGCATCTGAACAGTGAGGTTAAGTCCGGGTAAAATAACATCTCCCTGCCCTGTGATAGTAGTATCCTTTTCATTGGTGATGGATGCCTCTAACGGATTGATAATGGCACTTTCTGACGTGATATTAGTATCTTTCAATGATTCTATTGTCTGAATCTCGCCTGTGAATTTCCATCCAGTTCCAGTAACAGTTGCATTTTCTATTTTAGCTTCCTGTTTTTCAATATCCACTACAACAGGCTTTTTTGTATTTGCCAAGCTTTCTTCTGGCCCCTGATTTGCAAGACTTTGACCGGGTATTAACTGACCAGTACCCCATGCCTGTAGTATCTGGTTGTAAATCTCCTGTGTTATTTCAATGCCCTGATCAGCAAAGACTTTCATGGCAGTCTTGAAGAAAGATGCCATTTCAGAGCCTTCCCATCCCATTGGCCCAAACTTTGTTATACCACCAGCTGGCCATCCACCAGCTGGCGCTCCTCCCTTGACTTCCTGATATTTCTGTGAAATAGTAATAAGAGCATCGATATCCCCGGCTTCAATTTTGCTCTTCAGGTCATTCCACATATCCATGAGTTTCTGGTTCTTGGTGGCAAAAATCAATTCTTCGTATTGTGCAGCTTCTTCCTGCAAGTTTCTCATGTCATCGACATAATCTTCATTGAGTTTTGTCTTATCTTTGAGATGTGTCATTAAGGATGCCAGAGCAGTTGCATGGGAATTTATTTCAGCAATTTCAGCCTCGTTGATAAGTTTCGTCTGTTCAGTAAACTGCTTATAACTGATACCGTGAATGTCCTTGTAGAGTAAGACCATCCTCTCTCTTGCATTTGCCAATAACTTTCCAGTTATTTGTTCATTAGCTTCAACGCCAAGATTTAAGTCTTTAAGAAGTCCCAGTATATCTGTTGCCTGTTTCTGGACAGATTCTCCTTTCTCTCCAGCGGCTAATACTTCACCTTCCGGTGTATATCCTCTGGATTTATTTAAGAAGGAAGTCAGCCACGCATTATCTTTTTCAAGTGCCTCGTCACGAATCCTATTGCCTTCTTCCATAGAATCGTTTAATTCATTTTGTGTATCTATGGCCGCCTCTCCTGCTAATTGACTGGCACGGTACGCGTCCCGTCCTGTCACGTATTCTTTGAAGGATATTTTTTCACTTATATGAGCAAATTTGTATCCCAAGTATTCAACCCTGTCAAGAGCTCCTATTATTGCTGGCAGGAGGCTGTTATTCAGGAAATTCATCAGTGCCGTAAACATCGGCATAAGACGGACACCAATGGTGGTGGTCAATCTATCCATTGAGTTATTCCAGTCACGAAATGCCTGTGTTGCAGCTTTTACCTGATTTTTTTCCGCCTCTGTCATTACAGGATCGGCTTCAGCAAGTCTTTTCTTGATATCTACATTTTCCTGCATCAGCTTTGACAGCTCGAACCACGAACGTCCATAGAGCTGCATAGCTATCTGGTTGCGCCGGGTTTCATTTGGCATCTTCTGGAGTGCTGACAGGGTATCTATGAATACCTCATTTGTATTGCGCATCGTGCCATTGGAGTTTTTCACCTCAACACCAAGGTCTTTGAAAGTTTTACCAGCTTCAGACGTTTTTACAGTGGCCTGTGACATGTGGATAGAGAAGTTACGCATTGAGTAAGCGAGATATCCCATATCCACGCCTAAATCTTCAGTAACTTCCTTCCACCTCTGCGTTTCCTGCCACGTCATCCCCGTCTGTCTTTGGAGAGATTCCAGAGCGGATACCTGTGCCATGGTAGAGCCGATAAACTGGTTGTAGATTTTGGTAAGGTAATCGTATCCTTTCTCAGCTACATACAACCCGGAGGAGAGGTTGATCATTGCGGTGTTTAATCCACCAGTAGCCTTGTCAGCTTCTTTCGTAGCTTTGGTAGATTCTACTACCTTGCCGGTGGTTTCATCAATAGATAATCCGGCATCTTCAACTGTTTTTTTGAAATCTTCGTAACTGCGAAGGATGCCCTCATTGGTTCGTATAACCTTTTGTCCACCCTGCTCATACGGAGTGGCATCCATTCCAACTTCTACTTCAACTTTACCAGCATCTACCATTATAGCTTCCTCCCTACCAGCACAGATAATACATCGATAATTTCTTTGTCTGACATAATCTTTGGCTTTTTAGGCTTAAAGAAATCGTCAGGAGTAAACGGCTCTCCGCCTTTCTTACCACCCTGTGAATTCAGGATGGTTGCGCAGATAAGTCCCACTCGTTGATTTTCTACTTCACCAAAATTTTCTAACATTATATTAAACTCTCGCGGAGTGAGCGCGTAGAGTTCAGCGGGAGTGAGCCTCATCGTCCCGTATGCAATAACCTCAATATTATCAAGCATTTCGAGTATTGTTATCGGATTGTCCTGTTTTTGTCCTGATTGTCCTGTTTGTTTTTCTTCAGACTGTTGTGTAATCCACTGATCATAGACGAGGGCATCATACACCTTTTTCCAGATAAACATTGTATCGTATCCGTCATACAGTAACATTTCGCCTATTCTGGATTGGGTGAGGTATGGATCTTCCCACCTCAACCCAGCATATAAAATGTCACGTAATACTAAAAGACCACTTTCCCCGGTAGACGGGAATTGGAATATGCTCATAAATCCACCGGGTATAGCCTGCTCCAGCTCTGACATGATATCAAATGTGAATCGCAGGTGACGCGGTTTATCCATAATCAAGAGTGTAGAATACATTTCTATCCACAGGTATGCATAACAAAAAATTATATTGTCCATGTGCCGGACGGCATTTTAACCTCCGGGTTAGTATCCAGTGGTTGCGGTTGCTACTGTCGGAGTGCCCGTAGGCTTGAATGTCATCTCAAACGTAACCTTATCATTGAGAGGAGCGGTCAGACCGTATTTTATAACGTATCCTTCCATGGAAATCTGTGCCATAACCGTGCTTCCACCAACTACAAGGTACATAGTCCCTTTCGTTCTGCCTTCAAATGCATCCAGAATTGTATCAGACATCATTGAAGATGACGTAAGATAGATACACTGAAGCTGAACCGGCCCGGTTTTCCCCATTTTTGAAGGGATAACTACGGTATACCCATCGGTTGTCCCGTGATTTGTTATATCCAAAACATCCTTTGAGAAGCTTGGAGGAGATACATTGAGTATGCCCGCAATTCCCACTGGTGTTCCAGCTGTAGTACCTGCAAATGAGATATATGTCCCGAACGAATTTCTTGCACTTAACGTTGCCATTTTATTTCACCTACGTTGAATCCCCGAAGGATGGTTTTCCGGTAATACTCAGCGTTGCATCAAATGTTGCCACACCATCGAGAGGTGTTTTAAGTGCAAAGGCAGTTATATACCCATTGCCATAATAGACATTCATTGTTGATGCCGTAGTACCTATTTCAATCTTCCATCCTATCCTTTGCCCATCTTCAAGCCATGTTTTCATGTCCCACATTTCAAACGTGCCTGTGCCGGAGAAGAAAGACGAACAGGTAATCATACACCCGGTCATGGTCATATCTTCATGCTTGAATATCCCACCGGGCAAGGTCTGGTCATAATCTTCTGTACTTCCGTAGTATGTAACATCTATCATACTTACGCTCTTTGTGGGTACGGCAAGGTTCTGAATACCTGCTATCGGAGTAAATGTGCCAGTACTCCCAGCTGTTGAAAAGGATAAAACCGTTCCATACCCGCTATTTACATTCGTTGATGTTAAAATTGGTTGTGCCATCTTTACACTCCTTAATAAGACATTTTAATTTGGAAATTTTGTGACCACTGCATACGCCTGTCAGAATCCAGTCCCATTGCAATGGGTGACTGGACTGGCTGGATAAAAACGTAATAACTACCTGTGGACGTAGGTAAATTCATACTCGATACAAACCGTAATCGGTTCTGGACAATTAATGCCTGATTATATCCCAAATCAGAGGTTGCGGCTGATAATGTTATCACTTGCAGGCTTGGATTATCCAGATACAATAATGTTACATCCGGCCCCGGGCCTCCGTACTGATACAATACGTGCATATTTGCCGTGCTAGCAGGTCTTTGGTATTTATATATTGTATACGAAGAACCCGGCCCTATCTGTTTAAATCCTGTGGATGATGAACCAAGCCACGTTGCCAGATCATTTAACATGTTCATGCAAATCTCCCCGTTATCTGTCCACCCATTCTCCTGTTGATTCTGGCCAGATTAACCCACTTTTTCATGTCAGCATTTATCTCCTGCCATGACTGTGCCTTATACGAACCTGCAAGCATCCTCTCCATATCCACACCACGTATGAGATTGGTTGCAAGAACCTTGACACGTGCATTTGTAGGATGTTCCAGATACTTCCATTGTTCAGGTGCATCGTGGTGGTACTCCTGTACTTCGTGCTGGAGGACTGCATACGGAGTATCATATGACAGGATATATACAATATCGTTTTCACCTCGCTCTACCGGGCCAGTTATGTCAGCGGTTTCTACGAGGTGAAGTGAACCGTCCTCATGATCATTGTTCTGGTCATACGGGCAGATTCTCATGGATTCCGTCATGATAGCCTGACACTCTTCACCCATGGCTCGTCCCAATTCTTTGGGATATTGTTCCACCAGTGTTTTAAGATTCGCACGCACCTTGTCAAACCCACGAATATCTACACTCATGGTTGCGCCGTATCGCGTTCCTGTCGGGCCAAGCGTTATTTTAGACGGCATTAGAAATCACGTTTTCTGGAGGACTTCCAGCTTCGAGTTTAGAACGAACTATAGCAGATATCATTGTAATCGCAAGGATTTCTCCGGCTGAATGATCTTTGTTTTTTGCTTCTTTGTCCAGCTCTATTAGTAATTTTGATAACTCTATGCAGGAAATTTGTTTTGACATATATTTTTGTAATAAATGGAACAGGTCACTATCGGGAGGAATGGGATTCCCTTTCAATAACAAATCAGGTATTTTCTCTTCAAGTGCGTTCCAGAACAGATTAACTTTTGTTTTAATTTCCCGGACATCTCCTTCCATTCCCTGTAAGCACTGATGTCTGGTTTCCAGTACTGCGATTCTTTCCTGTAACTTGGCTTGAAAATAGAAATGTTCTACTAACAACCCCATACAAGCTATTGTAACTCCTATCCATGCTACAGGATCTATTTCCAAAAAAATCACCCTTATGTGTAAACTTTAATGTATTCGGTGTTTCCGTCAAAATCAACGGTTTTTTCTATGGAGATGATAGTAGGTGATGTCCCGTCCGGCAGGGTTAAAATATCGTCAATTCCAATGGTGGTGTCATGAGAGAAAAGAATCTGACAGTTACTCACCATGGATTTTCCGTCCCTCCCCAGTGCCGCACGGGTGTTGTACTGACAGAGTGCAGTATACGATACAGATGTGCTGGTGACAGCCATTCCATTAGAATCAAATGCCGTGGTTGCATGTAACACTGTAATTGTCTGGTGTGACCACTTTGTAAGTAGGTCTGCCATGTGTGACATTATATCAACCGTGGCCTTTTGTATGGTGCAAGTAACGCAGATACGTACCCATCGTACCCGCTATATCCTCCGCCTCCGGTATAAGAACGGGAGAGTGAGCCAACACTTTCTGAACCTATCCCCGAAGGCATGGTATAGTGCTGTTGCAGGACACGTGCAGCTGCAATCTTCGCAGAGCCGTGTAAATCTACGTAGGCATACGTTACAAGAACTGTGCCTGTGTCTGTGGTTGTATCCAGTATTTGTGAAAATGTGCTTGGAACGTGTATCCGTCCACCCTCGTAATCCAAGACGTAATCCTCTACGTATGTGCTGGGAATGGGATATGTTACCTGTGGCACATCGGACATGAAGGCATCCCCGTAAAATTGAGTGCCCCTGTCAGTAGACGTAACCACTACGGTATTCCTAACCACCGGATTATGTGCCAATGACTGGTATCCTGTAGCTCCAGAAGCTGTGAATGTGACGGATTCCTCTTTCACCTGATGAGAGAAACATCCGCCACAATATTCATTTATTCCCAGTGTAACTAACGGTAGGAGTGCGGCTATGACAGTATCATGTGACGTGGAAGTAATTTCCATCAGGTCTTTTACCTCTGCTACTGTTAGTGACATGGTAAGTACCTACCGCCTTGCTTTGAATCGTCTACCCATGCCTTTTCCAATAGAAGCTACACGACCTTTACGGGAATTTCCTTTCAGATTATATTTTGATATGGCATGCTGTCCACGTGGATCTCCTTTGGAATATTCGGATGTCGAATAATTGTATTTTCTGTTTTTACCAAGTTTTCCGGCACGTATATCCTTTTTAATACCCACTTTCGTCTTGGCTTTTCCTGTATAGAATCTGTTTGTTCCTTTACCCGTCCCGGCACGATTCCTTTGTCCCGGACGTGGCCCTGAACCCGGCCCTCCCATTTCTGTTACCTCCATGGTTCGCAAATGCGAACTTTTTGTTCACGATTTACAGCTTGTCATCGAGATTGGCCCAGATTTTATCGATTTCACGGGTAGCGCCTATCGCACCTTCGTACTGGTAGTGAGAACGTTCCATCTGACGCATCTGTTCCTGAATTTGACCGTCCCTCTGTTGCATGTTCTTTATCATGTTCTCAATTTTCTCTTTGTACTGGTGCTGGCGTTCTGCCTCAAACGCATACATAAACCTCGTTTTGCATAGGTCAGATGCAGGCGGAATATACACTTTTATACCCGCACCTCTGGCAAGCCCGATGAAATACTCACACGACGGCCTCTGATTAACGTACTCCGATCCCACGGCCATGTCTACCCCATAGATAGAAATTTCGTGGTATCCCTCAAAAATTGCAAGTGCCGTCATATAGGAGATAGAATTGGTAAAGTAATTACCGTATCTGTCCACAATCTCCTTTAAGGGAAATTTAACCGAATTAGGAATGTCAGGATATCTTTCCTGCATGTATATAGGGACATTCAACCCACGCAGCCCGTCAAGTCCACATTTATGTCCGGGTGGTACTCTGCCCAGTCTGACATCTTCATCGATATTCTCTCTCGTATGAATGTCAAACCATCTGTCGTATCGTGGAAGAGAACCGTGTAAATCGTTTAATCCCCAAATCTCCTGTGTTGGATCTTGGAATGGTGTTTCCGTCCTCGTATCCGCAAATCCTACAATGCACACTTTTTTATGAGGACGATTGAACATACGTCCTATCTGTACCCATTCAGGCAAGAGGTTTCCTTTTTCATCAGTAACCAATTTTATGAATTCGGGTTTGTCTTTGTGTTTCTCCAAATCTTCTGGTGTCCTGCATACGAACGATGCCACGCTTCCCATAGGTGGCGGATTTATGTAAGGTTGTTCTTTGACAGGTTCAGCGATTGGCTGTGCGAGAACTTTATCTGCGTTCTGGAGGATTTCAGCCGTTTTCTTTTCAAGCTCTGCTACATCAATTTTCGGTTTAGTAACTCTCTTTACCATACTTTCTCCCTTTAATCCAATTCCATTTAGTCCAAAAAATTTATGAGATTATTTACAGCCCACGGTTAAGTGGACGGATGAAATAACAGCCAACAGGCGCGTTGGTTGAGAGTGCATCGAGGGTGACAGTGGTTGCGGTTGAGTAACCTACCATCATACGGATGTACACATCGCCCTTGTCATAGTTGCTGGAGGTTGCGGATGCAATACAGCCGAACGTCTGTGTGTCCACAGGGCCGAATGTAAACATCTGTCCTTCTGTTGAGGTTGCCACGAAGCATCCTGTTGAAAGGAATGTCTTGAACGCTGATTCCTTTGTAGAACCACCGCTCGAAAGGTTGAATCCACCTTCTGAAGAGGGCCGGTACTGGACTGCAACTGCCGCATAGTTGGCTGTTGATCCGGTACAGGGTTCTGCAAAGATAATGTTGAAGAACACGTCCTGATATGATTTCCCGCCAGACGTGCGCCTGACCGGGAATTCAATATATGTATTTGCTGATGTCTGGTAGAAACCGGGAACTCCGGTTGCGTTCAGATTTGTTGATACTTTTATACCGTAGAGGGTTGAATCAGGTACAATCTTCGCCCGGTATGCTGTAGGAGTAATCATTGAAGTCATTTTTCATCACACCGTCGAATATTCAGACACCATATATGCCAGTGCCTTTGGCTGGACGACCTTCATGCCGTAGACGTGGAGCCCCTTGACCGCGTCCGCAAATTGGAGTTCTGGACGGTATGCCTCGACAGACGTAATCTGGTCTGCGAACGTGATTGCATCCCGGTGGCCTGCCATGACGTAGTGCTCAGGAGTGGTTGATACATGTGACGGGCCTTCTGTCAGGTTGTTTGACATATAGATAGTGAATCCCATGACACGTCCAATCCGGCCTGCCTCATAGCTGGCGGTTGCGTCGATATTCCGTATACCCATGTTAGTAGACGGCTGGAATCCAAGTCCTGCGAGGAGCATGTTACTGTAGAACCACGGAGGGACTACAATCCACCGGCCATCATAGGGTACGTTGTTCTCATCAAGTTTCTGATGAATCTGTGCAAGCTTCTCGACAACCACAGTAGGGCCAACTTCGGCAGTGGACATAACAATCCCTGCTTCAGTGTAAAGTCCGGCAATGCGTGCGTCTGCGGTTTCTGCAAGACCTACGGCTGCCTTCCTCATGGCCTCTCCCATTACCTTTGGAGAATTCTGCGCCTTGTCGATGTCATCTACGAAGAAGTGAAAATAATCTGCCTTGTCGATGTTCAACGTCTGGTCAAGCCCGGTAAGAGGCTGGACTGTCATGCTGGTTGAATCTTTGGTATATGAACCAATGGTTACAGGGCCAAGCGAATTGATGCGCACGGTGTCACCAAAGGCACGTATTTCACCTTCGTATTCCCTGTTTACAACATTTCCGAATACGAATTGCTTGTCATAATCAGAGAAAATTTTAGCGCTCCATATTTCAGGAGTAAAATTTCCTATCGCCATATTATCTATCCTTTACTTTTTTTATTGAGAAAAGTGATTTAAAATTAATTGGATATCTGTTAAAAAATCCTACTTTTTGTATCCGCTTCTATAGAATTCGAGTATGCCCTTCTCATTCTTCCTGAACCATTCAGGATCATCTCTGGCTTTCTTCTCGATTTCTTTTGGTGTCATGCCTTCATATGAAGTACTACCATCGGTTGATCGTCCCTTACCCGGTACAATACCGTGCGCCTTCATTCTTGCATCAACGGCAGACTTTAACTCCGCACCGAACGTTTTTTCCAGTTGCGCAATGCGTTTATTGGTATCCTCTGCGTTCTCCCCGATAACAAAATCCAAGAATCCCGCTGGAAGTTTCTTCTCTTCTAACGTCTTAATCGCCAGAAGTTCCATCTCTCGTCTGGTCAAATCCCTCTCTTTGGATTCCAGAGCTTCTTTCAGTTTTTGAGCTTCAAATTCCCTCTTCTCGCCTTCCGACATCTTTTCGGTTTTGAGCAGTTCAATTTCACGCTGAGCGTCTTTCAGCTTCTTTGCGTATTCTGTCCGTACTTTGTCTGCGGCTGATTGAGCGATTTTCTCTACTCTAGCCTTCCAGTCCTCATCGTTTTCGTCTGGATGCTTTTGTTCTTTCGGTTCAGCTTTCGGTTCGACAGGAGGAGCCTCTTCTTTCTTCGGAGTTTCCACGTTGTCTGGTGCTTTGGGTTCATCTACCATAAGTATCCTCTAATCCCCAAGAGTTGCAAAAAACCTGTCCTAAATAAATAGTCCAGAAAAAAGATTGCCCCTATTGGAGAGGTTACATAGGTATACGCAGTTATAGTATATAAAGGTTACGGAAAATTATGAATACTGGTAATAAAAAGAGATGCGGATTATTTCAATCCACAACAGGAAGTCTGTGCTCTCTTCTACGGTTCTCTATCAGTTCAGCTGCATCCTCGATGTCCTGTGCGGTTATGGTAGGATCAGGATCGGGAATGAATATCTCGTCCTTATCCTCTGGAACAAACGGATACCCGCATACTGTACACTGGTATCTCTGTTTCTTCCCGCCCTTACGGAGTGCTCCGCCACATTTAATTACACGGCCAGAACATCGAGGGCATTTCATTCTGGTCATTTCTTGCGCTCTCCACCAGACATAGAATCTATAAACTCCTTCATCTTCGTGTCCATTTCACACACAGTTTCAACAAAGGAGTATAAGCAGGCCATACACCTGCGCGTGCCCGGAGTATCCTTTTCTCCCAAAGCTTTGATTATATCTACTATCGCATCACTCTTACAGTAGTCTGGCTCCATAAGTGATTTTTCTGCAACGCGATATATCTCGTCTTTTTCCTTGTCAGTAATATTTTTTACACCCAAAGCTTCACAGGGTGTTTGTATGTGTTTGTTGGTTTCAGACATCGGTTAGTCCTCGTCTGCATCAAGTCCCATTGATCGGGCAAGCATACCAAGCTTTTGCTGGAGGTTCTGCATACCCTCACCAAAGGACATTGCATGTGCACACAATCTGCGTGTGTCAGGAGTGTCCTCTACACCTACGGTCTTGATTATGTCAAGCACCGCATCACTTCGGGTGTATCCCGGCATAGTGGTACACTTGAAGGCAATAGCCTGAAATTCATCTTTCAATTCCTTACTGGGATTTTCAACACCCAGTGCATCGAATACCGTTTCCTTTTTTTCAGTCATTTCTTGTTCCTCTCAATGTTGATACTCTCGTTGTGCAGCCACACCCGGCATCTCTCGTCATAGATACGACGCTGGAGGTATCGATGCATCTCTTCTACAGACATTCCACCACGTGGGAAATCTTCCCCGTTGATGAACTTCACCCAGCGGTTGCGGTATCTCTCCCACACAACCTTGCGGTTCTCTACTATCCGCTGGATACCGGATACTTCAACTCTTCCAAGTTTCATAAATCCCTCAAAAGTGACGGGTGGGATTAGCCCACCACCACTACCTTCTCACCCAGCTTGCCCTTATGAGTACCCTTCAGGAAAAGGGAGAACATGCCACGGTTCACGGTCACAATGTATGTGCCGGGATTCCGGTGCAGATTGCCTGCAACAGACATGGCATTGTGATACCAGTTCAGGGCATTGGCAGGTGTATTGCCAGTGGTTACGAACTTGTATCCCATAGGTGCATTGCCGAATACTACGGTAGGCATGGTCATTTTACATCACCAGAATAACTATACGCAGTATTGGTTTATATAACTATCTACCTGTCTAAAAAAGGTTAGAATGGACAATTAACGGGTGGTATGTGACAGGATGAGCAGAATTCCTGTGTCTTACGAGGATGCATGCATGGAACTATGTTCCACCCATTCCCGCCATCCATATACTTGCCCGCATATGGACATTCGGGATAGACGTTTACGGGTTTAACCACCGTTTCCGATATGAGTACCTTTGCCATTTGATTTCACCTCCCTACTTCTTCTTTAATATCCCTGCCTCTTTGTTCATCCTGTAGCACTCATGCAGGTATACTGGATGCCACAGGAGATCAACCTTCGTTCCCGGTGTGTAGCAGGCACGTGCAGCTGCACGAAACTTCTTCTCTTCACTGGTGCTTAATTCCCTCCAGAGAATGGGTGTCATCATGTTATCGTCTGACATTTCACTCACCCAAGTCATCAAATTCGTCTGGTTCGCGTCCCTTCAGTGTTACCTCCATGTGGAAGGTATACACCCAGTTACAGTCAGGTGACACACACTGTGCATACCATTTCCCGTTTTTTGTGAGGATTCGGAAATGCTTGCTGTCGCAGTTTTCACATGCTAGTTTCACAGGTATCCCTTCTCCTTCATATATTTCCTGTCCTCTCTGTCCTCTTGCATGAGCTCTTCCATTTCGGTGTCCTCTTCTTTCAGACATGCCGCAATGTCATTTACTGATTTCTCACAGTCATCATTCCTGCAAAATGAGATACTCTCTGAACTTGCAAAGACACATCCCTTGCGTGGTGCAGTCTTTACCTCACATGTAAGTTTACAACGGTAGACTTTCATTTCACTTCACTCCAGTTCCTTAATGTCATTGATCGCCTGTGCATATGCCTCACGCTTGGACATACATGCCTCCAATGTAGCTGGCATCATTTGTG